CGGTGTTCTGGGCATAGGTTGATACAACGGTTACCTCGTCGGTCAGTTCTTCCTCGTAGATGTTGAGCCTCATTGGTTCCTCGCAATCCCGGCGTTGGCCCACATCATTACCTCTTCGGTGTGGGTCAGTGCCAGTGACTTCTCTCGTCCCTCTGGCACAAGTTGGCCGATGGTGTAAGCAAGGTTCATACATGCACGCCGTATTTCAACGTGACGGTCTATTACCTCTTGGTCCTTCGGTGGATGGTGGTGAAACCGACGATCTAGTTCGTCTTGGTCAATGGGCATGGTTGGTTCCTCTCTATTCCATAGTTGTTGTTTGTGTCGTAGGTCACGGATGAAGTTGAACAGTGGGTCTGGTTTAAACACTGGCAGGCGAGGAATCCATACCTCGGTGTTTCCAGTTTGTACAACGTTCATTGTCATAGTGTCCCCCTGTTCCATACCAACGCATCCGACCACCACTTGGGCAACAGGTTCCTGTTACGTCGCCAAATGCTCTCTAGAAACATCTTGTCGAGGATATAACTCTCGCAGAAGTCGTCGGCAGAGCGCATACCCCGGCCAGTCATCTGCACTAGCGACCGAATGGTTTTGACCGTGTACCACGTCTGGCCTCCCTTAGAGTGCATCCTGGCGCTAATCTGTTTGTCTCCAAGCGAAGGGAAAGGTACCTTGCATACAACGATGACTCGGCAATCGTCACCCGGCAAGTCAATACCACGGTCCAAAGAGGGTGCGAGGAATACTGACCCCGGTTGAGAGAGATACCGGTCAATAGCTCTCTGTTTCTCGTTAGCGGCGTTGTAAGTGACAACCCGGAATAGGGAGTCCCCCCGCCGTAGCTGATCCTCAATGAACCGATTGAGAGCGTACGAGACTGTATGGATGAGGATTTTGTCATCGGGGTGTCGAGCCACCACCTTTTCGATTGCATTGGTTATGAGTGGGCGGGCGATGGCCTCGTTCTTCCGGGTCATCTCGGCAATGGGGTGGACGTAGATGGGACGCCGGGATGGGTCGAAGGTGGAGGGGACTGATACGCCACCCCATGAGTGGTGTTGGAAGGTTTGGGTCTGTGGGCTCATAGTCCTAGCGACTGCATCATCACTTCGAAGCTAATAGTGGTGGCTGACATCAACAACCATCGTGGCGAGTGCTTCCATAGGTACTGGTGTGCGATAGTATCGACCGTGACAGGCTTGAAGCTAATGTCACCCTTATCATATCCAGTGTAGACCCAACCTCCGCTTGAAAGGCCCGTATCCGTAGCATTAAGTCGTCGGACGTTGCCAATAAGGTTTTCGAGGTATCGACGCTCTCTAATAGCTGTGACAGTGCTGCCGGAGTATCGCTCATGTTTGCGCTCCTTCTTTAACTGGTCCTCTGCCATGAGTGCCCATTCCACCCACGCCGATTCAACCGTTTTCTTTTCTGGGGCAGTAATAGCTAGTTGCTCGGCTCGTTTCTTGGAGATATGGACTTCTACGAATGAGAGCAGGTTGTCCTCAAGTAGGTCGGCCTCGTCCACTACTATCAACTGGCGGGCAAGAGTTAGATTCCCGACGTAGTTGGCTTCATGGAGGAAGTAACTGGTATTAGTGCAAACGATGGGACTTTGGATGGCTTCCGCTTTAGCTTTCTCATACGGACAGGCTTTGACCGGGTGGCACCACTTACAATGGGGCATGTCCAAGGTGGTATCGTCGGGGTCACAGTCGAAACAGGCGGGAAGGTCTGCACGGGTTTTGTCGCAGTCTCCTGCATTGAGGTCGGGAAACTTCCGAGGGGCATCGGCCGTAGGGTAGTTGCTTCGACCCTTGAGAATCTTTGCACGGGGGAAGTCACGGGCGAACTGTTCCTGCAGTGAGATAGAAGAACATAGATAGAGGGACCGACAGTTGAGTGTCTGCCGTACAAGTTCCCCAATGAGCGTCTTACCTGCCCCAGTTGGTGCGTCCAAGACTGCGATGCTATTGCCAGCGTTGTACTGTGCCATAACATCTTGCAGCCCTTTCATTTGATGGGGGCGGATTTCGGTGGCCCAAGAGGGTAGTTCAATCGGCATTGGATTCCGGTTCGTCTGGTACCTCTTTGATAAACCAGTAGCGGAGCCCACTCACGCCACCGTTCCATGCGTCCTCTCTTAGGATAGGGTCGACACGTTGGAAGAGCTGCCCACCCTCGTAGGCCGCTGGTGGTATCTCTTCACCGTCCATTATGTCGATGTGGATTAGCTTACGCATTATCGTTCCTGTAGTAAGCCGGGGAGCCCCAACATACTGGGCATAAGAGTTGGTCCTGTACGCCACGTCGCCAACCCGCTGGGATACCGTTCTCTTTCTTCATACCGACTCGGGCACAGTTGGTGCATTTGGTTAGCTCGGGCTCAGAGTGCATGTTTAAACGACTTCCAACTGTGGGTCTGACCATATCCACCCGCACCCGCAGAGATGGGCCACACTGCGAGGATGCTTGTCGAGCTTGCACTTGTGTCCCCAGTGGCCTGGGCCATAGTCCGCTGAGTTGCACTGGTTCGGAGAGTCGGGTGTTCGGGGCATTAGTGGTCGTCCATTAGTCGTTTAACCTCATTAATAAGATTTCTCACATCCTTGAGATATGACTCAGGAGAATCGGACAATGAATCACTGTAGACCATTTGTAGGTGACCGTGTAGTTGATTAAGCCTTCGAATATCTCCGTCTCGTTTCAACTCGTCAAGTTGATCCTTTGCCTCTATGAGAAAATCAGACCTAATCGTACGTTCCAACTTCATTTGCATGAGCGCCATTTGAGCCCGAAGAAGTCCGTTCGCTCCATCCGTGTGTTGCTTGTCCCATTCATCCAACCACCAAAACAGTGCGTTAACGAAAACGTCCGACTTGGTTTTGAGAATGGACTCTTGTCCAGTAGCAAGCAACATCTCTACACGTCGTATAAGAAACTCGGGGCACCGGAACTGAGAATGTGATGTTGTCTTAGATATGACTCGTTTCGAAATATCGCTATTGAGACGGTACTGACTGAAAACAGCGGATTCATTCTCTAGTTCCCATTCCTCTGGCACCTTGGTGGGGGGATTCTTCTGACTGCCCTTTGACACGTTGGCTCTCTTTAGTCTTTTAAGGCGCACGTGCGCACGTGTATAACACACTTTTTTTTCGGTAATCCCGTGTTACATGTGGGGCAGTGTGTTACTGTGTTCTTGTGTTAAAAGCCAACGTTAAAGAGAAAACCTTCTTTCTTGTGCATTCTCATTCACCACCTTTCCGAGCCCAATCCTCTTCAATCATTTCTAGACCACCATCGTTTCTTGACAGCTTATTCAAGCACCCTGCACAAAACGGTTGATAATCTTCCGGAACGTTGGTTTTCACACTAGCTGCACCTCTACCGCAGAGGAGTGAATTATCCTCTCTAGCTAGATGCAAGCGTCGAGCATCGTTCGTTATTCCAACACGGAGGTGAAAACCTTCTGGTATTATGCCCTTGGTTATGAGAGCATAACCTCTGTTCACTTCTTAACAGCCCGGCTGTGGTGGTTGCATAGGTGCCTGCGACCGTTGCGGAACTTGTAAGCGAAGATGTAGAAGGCGGGTGTATTGGGCATTTAGAAGGCCACTACCCAAAAGGTCGCTGCGTTAACCTCGTCTGCCGGAGCGGGGTATTCAAGCTCATCGGGAATATCGTGTAGGAGTTTCCTAGCGACTTCTTGAGAAATGGAAAATCCAATATAGTTGGGAGCCCACTCTTGGTTGGGAGGGGCTTCTACCTTAACTACCATGTTAATGTGAATGTCATCACATTCACCGCACTTCCAACCCGATACCTGAATAGCGTTGGTTGGTCCCGGTGCTTGGATAAACACAGGCTCACCTTCATACTGGAATATTTCGGGCTCGGCCATTAGGCTACCTCCACTTCGATGGTGCCAAGGATATCCTCGGGGTCACATTCGAATAGCTCACACAGGGCTGCAACGTGCTTAACCGAGATGGGCTTGATACCACGGGCATAGAACGACAGGGTGGTCGGGTGGATGCCACATGCCGCACCAACAATATAGTTAGGTTGTTTCTGCGCTTGGAGCTTTAGTTGGAGCTTGGTGACTACCACTCTGTCGCCCTTGTGGAAGTCGGTGTGCTTTATGCTATGCTCCGTGCCCACTACAGGTTCCTATAGATAGCTTGAATAGGATCGTCGGCTTGAATAACGCCACCCATAGCTTTGAACATATCGGTGCCGCCTTCTTCGATAATGACGAACCCTACCTCATGGAGTACCGCACGGGCATTCTCCTGTAGGACGTCTGACTCAGAAAGTTCACAAATCTCAACTTGGTAAACTGATCCCCATGCAAATGGGTCACCACGATCACCATGCTGGTCGTAAGTACCGTCGTCATTGAATCGACCGGCCTTAACAGACTGGGACTCAAACGTTGGCTCTGGGGTCACCTGCTCTGGGTCCACGAGCCCCATTAGCTCGTCCCACAATGATCCCTCCCCGACAGGCACCGGAGCAGTGTACATAAACACGGGCTGCCAGGCCAGGGGATAACCCTGTGGATTTCTGGGGATATCTGCGACCTGGGGTTTTACCACTCAGATCATTTCTAAGCCCATGGACCCCCGGAACGACCCCGGCCTACGACAAAGTGATTTCGTGACCACCTGCGCAATCCTGTGCGGAGCAAAATCCGGCTCGGACCCGTTCTTCGGCCTCTTCCTCTTGTGCTATCTGGTGTTCAAGATATTGGCGTTCTATCTCTGGCCTACGCTTCATTAGCACATAGTCCCGCTTCTCTTGAAACGTACTGAACATAGAAGCACTGGCATATCTATTGCATGGCATACAAGCAACTACGAGATTGTCCATAGAGTTATTGGGTTGGTATGCCCATGGAATAATGTGGTCAATCGACTCACCAGGAAAACCACAGTATTGACAGATGCCGTAATCACGCTCCCACACCTTACGGTAGTTAGTTTTACCAAGAGGACGTGGTACTGGCACTACAACCCCGGAATCGACGGTGGCGGCGTTGCTGTCTCCAAGTAAGGCAGTCCCGACTTATCCTCTGACTCATTCTCCATTGCTTCGAGGTACGCTGGGGTAACGTTGTACTCGGTGTTCAATGGGTCAGGGATATTGGCGTTGGCCGCATAGCCGGATAGGGCATTGGGGTCAGAGCCGCTGGCGTACTCATACCCCGCGTTAGATGCTATTTGGTACCGATCGATTTCCTGTTGTGCTGCCATCTGCCGGAGGTTCAGTTGCTCTGGGGTGAATGGGAGCCCGAGGGATTCAAACACCTTCTTACTGAACGCACCGTTGCCAGAGGATGCCAGGTAACCGTACTGGCCCGAGAGGTTGAATGCCTCGTCTAGGGCGGACAACTGGGGGACGAACTGTTCGGCGGCGTCGTAAGCGTTACCACCCGCACCCGCTTGCTTGGTGCCGTAAAGGGTCGAGAAGCTGACATTCGGGTACATGTTCTGTCCGCCGAATGAGAACTGGGGGTCTACCAGTGCTCCAACGGCGGTAATAGCGGGGTTGAGTGACTCAAATAGCCCTGTAAGGCTGGCGTAGTTTGCTGTGTCACGGAGGGGATTGAGAGCCTTGGTGTCGAGTGCGGTGACGTTCCCTTGACTGTCAGGTGTTCCAACAAAGGTAAGGAGTTGGATACGGAGTGGTAGTCCGCTGGCGGTGTCCTCGCTATCCATGGTCGCTAGGTTGGAGAGAATCATTGCCCGGTATGGGTGGTCGAATGGGTACGACATGACGTATTGGAGAATGTGCTTGGTCCACCCATAGAATGGGAACACTCGAACTAGGAGATTACGCTCTAGTGGCGTCATGTGCCGAAGGTTACCCATTACCTCGGCAACGGCATCCATACCTTGTTTGTGGGCTTGGGCTGGCGACATTGGGACTTCACTGCGCTTGGTTTCGTACATGCGCCGTCCGGTCACGGGGTGATGGATTGGGTTACCCTGTTCGTCGGACATTGGGACTTGCTCGTCGGCGTAGAAGGAAGAACCTTCCTTTGATGCTCGTGCTGCACCGTCAAGGTAGACGATTGCTTTCTGGAACCGGGTTATGGCACGGGTAAAGCGCATGTTGATATCGGCTGCCGCACGGATGCGGTTCTTGTACGTGTCGTTCAAGAGATGGTTACTCATCCATTCGGGGATTAGCCAGTTGCGCCCAGCACTGTTCATTGCGACGTAGTGGTACTGGGCCATGGCCGCACCCTCTTGGGTAGAGGTCGTGCTTTCTAGTTCACCGGCATGTGGGAACCGTTGGAGGGTTTTATCGGAGAACGAGTTGTGGACGGCGAAGTGCATGGCGTCACCGGCGAACTTGACTATACCGGGATGGGCTCGCAAGCCGACGAGGAATGAACCGCCCATAAGAATGTGCGCCGTGTACCGTGGGCTAAGGCCGAGGATGCTAAAGCGGAATAGGTTGGTGCCACGGTCGACTATGCCCTGTGCTGGGAACTGAAACTTGTCGATTGACTGTTTAAACGCCGATGCAAGGTTCTTATCGATGTAGTACGGCTGGTTGAGCCCAGGGTGCGAGAACCCCTCCCCGAAGAACTGGCTTGGATCGAAGGCTTCTAGGCCCATCTTGTCGAGCCCACGGTTGATTACCGATAGGGCGGTTTCCGTACGTGGAGAGCCCTTTGCCGCCTCGTCCGCTAGGTTCGCTATCTCCGACGAGTAGTAGTTGCGAACGATGGCCTGTACGTCGGTTGAGGGCATAAGCCGGGGCATTAGCTGTTGTTCGATGAACTGGTTGGTAATGTCCTTCTCTACCATCTCTTTTGTCGCCTTGAGCATACCGGCACCAAGGTCGTAGATGGTAGGCGTGTAGCCCCATACCTTGGAGAACGACGACGATGGCTTACGGGCCTTGACGCCGGTTACATGGGCATCGTAGGTGGGGGAGAGGCCATGGTCAATGTCGTATGTGGTGAGAGCGGGAACATAGAGAGGGGCCTGACCACGAGCACGAAGGGATGCAAGCTCGTCATACATTGATTGGGTGGCCGCTAGAAACTCAGCGTGGTCGACGTCGGGCAGCATAGAGTTCTCAATGGTGCCCTTAGCGGCGTTGGTCATTATCTCCATGATGGTACGAGGGTCCTGGCGCATCTTGGTTAGTTCGCTGTCGGACCATCCTTGGGCAGAAAGGACCTTGTGCGTGTCCTCCATGGCGGTGGCAGTTTTCTCAAGTTGGGACACCTTGGTGGTCAGTGCGTCCATAGCGGCGTTACGCCATACGTCGGGTGGGTTTCGGATGGCGGTTTCTAGCCACTTCTGGTGCGACTTGGCGGCCTTTACTGAGAGGTAGGAAATGGACTTCTCGTAGATGGCCTTGGATGCACGGGCACCACGGTAGTGACCCGTTGCCAGTTTGTTCAGGTGCTCGACCATACGCTGGCGGTCAGCGGCGTATTTCTGTAGGTTCTCGGTAATGCGGTAGATAGAGTGGAGTTGCGCTCGTCCTTCACGTGGGATTGAGGACAGTGCATTGGACTTGAACTTGCGTACTGCGGCTTTCGTCGCCTTGTTGAGTGCTACCCAGTCTTGGTTGCGGTAGGCGTTGTAGGCTTGGTCGAGTAGGCCACCAGGGGCGAACAGGTCACGTAGGGCATTGACCTGGTGGAGAGTGATCTTGTCCGAAGGTCCCAATCCAAGTAGGTTCTTAATGAGTGGAGTTTGATCGCTAACTGCACGGTCCCAGCGTTCTCCCTCTGGTAGCGTAGAACGAAGTCGCTCTGCCGCAGTTGCGTTGGCTTCTTGGGGAATGGAACGCTTAATGCTGTCATATACCGAACCCCTTTGCTGGTCGATAACCTGGAACACGCCACTCATGTTCCGGTCATTCTCGTCTATCTTGTAGAGGATGGTGTCGAAGGGCTCTGCGGCCTTGTCGAGTGCGTCTTGGTCGGACACGGATTGGTCGAGTGTCTTACTGACGGCCTTGTACTGGTCCGAGTCGACAAGGTACTGCTCGTAAATGGGCGTGCCATCGGGGTTATTCCATGGCGTGCGGATAGAGACTGATTCCCCGGACTGCATCTTGAGTTGCTGGTACGTCTGGGACCACTGGTATGCGGCGCTGTAGGCCTCACGTACTTGTGGCGGGATACGATCATCGGCCATCTTCTCAGAGTAGGGCCGGAAGTCCGTTTGCGACCACTTGGTTAGCAGGGTACGGTCGTCCTCTGAGAGGCCCTTGAGCGCCTGCATAGCCGGTTCTAGCAGTGGCTCAACTACCCTGGTACCTTCTGCGCCCAGTTTTAGGTTGGATTCGGTTATGTCGGCCTGTTCGCCACTGGCACCCGCCTTGCGTTTAAACTGCTCCCACCGATCACCAATGGTCGGCTGTTCCTTTACTCCTGTGGGCGTGCGTAGACCTGTCTCTGGATCAGTGACGTAGTTGAGTAGCGGGTGCTCAGCGTTCATTAGGGCCTTGGGCAATGGAGTCGACTTGACTAGTTTGCCACCCACACGCCATATACCGGTTTTACGCATCTCGTCGGTGGTCATCCCCACCCGGTCGGATACGGCGTCACCAATGGCGGTGCGTCCCAGTCCTTCTGAGAGCGCCCGGCCAAATGGGATCACGTCTAGAAGGGAGGTAATCGGGTCCTTGGCTATGGCCTGTGCGCCCTTGGAGCCGGTTAGATTGGGGTCGACGGCGAATACCTGGGCGAGGTCGTACACACCCGGAGCCCATGCCAGGATATTGTTGGGCTTGAGAATGTCCTGGGCTGCTGTCTTGCGCCCCGCACTCCCACCGAACAGTGCGTCACCAACGTCACCGAGTATTCGACCGGGCGACGTGATGGTGGATTTCACCGTATCGAACACATTGGGGATAATGTGCGTTGGTTCTAGGCCCGTGAAAATGTCCTGGGCATTCTTTGTTGTGTTGCCGATGAGGTCAGCGGGATTCTGGTTGTCGGTCGGCAGTGCAGTGGAGTAGTTGAGCCCGGCGCTGGCTTCAATGGCCCGGATTCGTTCGCTCTCGGACAGTTGTGTCCCACCGAGCATGCGCTGGGTATCGAGCTGGTACACGGGGTAGTAGGCAGAGTAGGGGATACCCTGTTGTTTTGCCCAGTTGACGGTCTTATTCCAAGATTGGGTAAACTCTTGGACCTGCGGCTTAGACGGCATTACTGAATGTTGCCTCCACCTGACGTCGACGCTGTGGATGCGTTCGTGATTTGCTGCTGGATATCGTTGGCCGTTGTGTTGGCGTTATTAGCGGCCCCCTCGTCGGCAATGGATGGGAGCCCACCCGACGTGCTCGTGTCGCCTACGATAGCGGCGTATGCGTCCTTTTGCTCTTGGGTCCAGTCGGCGGTAGGGGCCTGCATCCCACCGTATGTCTCAAGGTACTTCTGGTAAGCGAGTCCCGACTGGATACCGGCCGATGGTGCGATGGTCTGCTCGTATTGCTTGGCGGCGGTTGCTTCCTGTCCGAACCCCGGTGCTTTCTCGTCCTCTACCGCAGAGCCGAGAGCATTGTCGGCCTGGGTGAGTGACTGTTGCCCGGCATTGACGGTTGCGGCGTCCGGCCCTGAGTACGCCTGCGTTGGGGCTAGTTGGTTGTCGGTCACACTGCCACTGAGGTACGGTGCCAGGTAGTCCATTTCCTTTTGATACTCTGGCCCGAGTTGCATGAGCTGGTTAACGTAGGGCTCTAGTATCGAGTTAATGTCGGAACTCTCGGTTGGGTACTTGACTGCCGTGGTCCCTTTGCCCTGCGCCCCACCTAGTACATTGGCACTGGCTTGCGAACCCGGTGCCGCAATGTCATTGGCCCGTGCTGGCGCTGGTGTCGTCGTCATCGTCGTGTCTGCCATGGTCACCCTGCTCCCGCTAGTGCGTTAAATCCCGATGCGAACCCGATGCTGGACAATGCGGACCCGGCTGTTCCTACCTGACCCAGTTCGCCCTGACCAAGTTGGGACAGTAGCCCGATAATGTCCTGCTGTGCCCCTTCTCCGGCCTGGGTATTGCCGTAGTTGAGCATGGTCATGAGTTGCTGCTCGGAAAGGTTGTTGGCCGACGCCGACAGACCAAGTTGACTCTGAGCATTGGCTAGCTGTTCTTGGCTGTACCCGTAACCACTTTCCTCTGACTGCTGTCCCAAGCCCGAGAGTGCCTGTGCCCGTGCTATGTCCTGCTGCTGGTATCCGTAGTTGGCGGCATTCGTAGCTACCTGTTGCTTACCGCCTACCGTGTTAGCGGTGCCAGAGATAGCTTGGCCCCCGGCTGTTTGCTGCATGGTGTTCTGGTACGCCAACGCTGCTTCGGCCGATTGTTCTGGGTACTGGCCCGATTGGAGCCCATACTCCTGCTGCTCTACCCCCTGTTGGGCGGCGTTCTGTTGGCCCTGCTGTTGCAGTCCTAGCCCACTGATACCGATGCCCGCTGCTTGGTTCTCAAGTCCGGCCTGGTTATATCCGGCCATAGCGTTGTTGTACGCCGTACTGTCCTGCAACTCAGGGTTGACTAGACCAAGTTGGTCCTGCGTAAGGGTGTTCTGAACATTGCCCTCTGCCGTTTGGGGGGCGACTGTACCGGTCAGTTGGCCCAGAAGAGCGGACTGATTCTGTGCTGTGTATGCTGCACCTGAGTTAGCCATTGGCTTCCATCCTTATATTCAAAGTGCCGCAGGTGCCGGGTGCAACCTGGCTAGTAGAGGCCATCACTCACCAACCATTCTGGCAATGCTGCCTGTCCTGTAGTGAATGTACCCGCCTGGTCTTGGAACGTACGGGTATTGTCGTAGAGGTCGATGAGCTTGTCCTCGTACGTCGTCTTGAACTCTTGCCACCGGGGGTCGGCATCCTTTCGTAACGCACGATACATGGTGTAGTCTATCACCAAGTCCTCGTAACCTTCAAGCATATCCACGTCATCCGAGCCAGAAACTACGGGCGTGATCTGCTGGTAGTAGTAGACCTGCAACTGGCCGTCGACTGATGGCACTGGGTAGAGTTGGATATTAAGTGCTGGCGGGACTGCCCATGTCGTGTAGTACAACGGGTAGTTAGCGGGCCACTCCTGGTTAATGCCCCAAATCTGATCCATCTCCATCATGCCACGAAACTCGACGGTGTATGTGTTATTGGTCGGGTCCTCCGTTGGCTGAAAGGTGATGCGGTAAATGCGGATCATGTCGATCGGAGCAGTGTAGTTTTGTTCGTTGGCCGTGACCGCAATGTCCATCTCGGCACGCTTCCACTCGACTTTGCGAGCGACTGCCGCACAACATTCGTTAATCCAACTGGTTAGTTCGGTGTCGGACCAGAACTGTGGGTTGGGCTCGTCCAGTAGCGACCGGACATTGGCGAGCATTGTTGTTAGGTCTACGGCCATTGTTGTCCTTTAGCTACAGAGTCCGAGGTTTTGCAGGATGGTGATTACATCGGTAAGGGTACTGGGAGTCGATTGCTTGGTGATGGGTGTTTCATTGTAGAACCCGATAGCGTTGCTGAATCCCGATTCGGCCTGAAACACTGGTACCCCACCGATGTTGATAGAGATGGCACCACCACCCATGATTATCTCGTACTCGACTCCCGACTCCCCGAATAACAGTCTGGCGAAAGAGTTGTTGAGTTGAACCTCTCCGAATGGATCGCTGCCTAAGCCATTGGAGATAAGCTCAATGGCAGGGCTAGTCCCACCGTTCATGCTTAGCTGCGTAGCGCCATTGGCTGCACTGATATTAACTACCCCGCCCGGTGTCGTAGAGTGACTTTCCGCCCGTATCTCAATGTCGCCGTCGTCGCTTGATCCCCCACTGGTAAGAGAGATACCGTCACCCGCATTGTCATCGACAGTGAACCCACCGGCTTGGGTAAGGTCGCCGGGAGTAGTTGTCTCACCGGCACCGGTCAGTGATGCGTACCCGCCGCCGCTGCCACTCGCACTAATGGTGACTACACCCGTACCACTCGTCGGGCTAATAGTGATGTTCGTCCCAGCGATGATCCTGTTTACGACGCCACCATTGTTGATATAGTTCTCAAGGGCACGGCTGTTCGTGTCCATGTCGCCCTTAGTGGCAGGGTGCTCAGGATTGCCCCCTTTCTTCGGGAGGAACAGTCGCTTGGCTGTGGAACTGAGGATAGCCATTAGTTAGCCACTGCCTCTGGCGCACGGACCTTGTACTCAATATCGATGGACTCGATAATGGGTGCCGGTCCTGGCGTGGGGTTCTCGGCAAGGATACGGATAACAATGTCGGTGAGCCCTTGTGCCCCCATGCCGACGTTAAACCGGACGATGGTGGGATCAGAGCCGATAGGGGTATCGGCTGCCGACGAGGTATCTGACCACGATCCATTTGGTAGCGATGCCGTGAGTGTGCAGTTCCCGCTACCGGTTGGGTCAGAACAACGCACGATGATCTGACGGATATCGACTACTCGCTGCGCATCGCCCTGTTGGGTGACGTGGATCGGTAGCGACTGCCACTGGTACGTGTCCGACGTGTTCGTGTTATCCAATGTCGAGAACACAACGTCAGAATCACTGTCCATTGTCAATGGTGCTGCGAGAAGTTGGTTGCCATTGCGAGTGAGGCAGTACCAGAAAAAGTCAGTGCCAGTTAGCGACCCGATGGAAATGCCCTTCTTCGGAAAGATGTTCCACCATGACTGCGTATCAGTGTCGAGCCAAATGTTGCCAGAGAACATGATCCACTTCTGCCAGTGCTCGACAAAGAACCCGTAGTTGTTGGATTCGATGACGTTGTTCTCTAGATCGAAGAAGTTGTCGGCAATGGCTTGGCTAATCTTCTGGGCAGTGTTACCACCGTCCCAGAGCCATGCACCTTGGTTCTCAGAGCAGTAGATCAAACCGATGGGAGTCATTGCCGCACGTCCGACAAAGTTACCAGTCGACTGAACACCGGGCAATGGGATGATTGATGATGGCACATTAATGTCGCCATTGAGCATCACTGCCCCGCCGTACTTCTTAATGAGAATCAGTTCACCGACCGACATAGTGCCCCATGCACCGTAACCCCATGGCTCTTCTGGCGACATGATCGTCTGTTGGTTGCCGTATTCGGAGGACTCCGGTGGGTCAGTGTAGTTGAAGTTCTCATTGGTGTTAATGCCACCGCCAGCGGGCCAGTCGTAGTCGACGCCGACGATGCAGATTATCCGGTCGCCGTATGTGATTACTTGGCCCGTGATGCTGCTCCCCGAGACAATGAGGTCTTGTGCCGTGTAAGACGTTGGATCGTCTAGCTCTGGGTATAGCCACAGGTGTCCATTGCTGCCACTAGCGTCCGTTGCCACAGAGCCGGGGAAGATCAGTACCGGGCCAGGTGGAGGGGGACCAGAGCTACCATCCGCATTCGCTCGTGTAAACGCTGGGTACGGCGCACCGAAGTAACCAGGTGTCGTGTCGCTGTTGTTCGTCGGCCCAGAGATGAGGTTGACGGAACCACCGGGCTCATACGATGCAGCGACGACATAGTGCGTTGTGCCATCATCCATTTCGAGAATGACGATTATCTCGTAGCTGCCATCGTTTAGCTGTGGCGTGATGATGAACCCGGTAAGAACAGCCAATGGAGCGCCACCTTGAAGCCCGCCGTATGCCGACAGTTCAAGGCCACCTACCACTGAGGGTAGTGGTCCGAGTGATCCACCCTTGATAACAGAGCAACAGAACGTGTTATTAATGTCTGCCGCACCAAGTGGCTGGTTGGTTACCGGCGAGAAGGTCGATTGGTTCGATGGGTCGTAGCACCCCGGCGAGAAGTCGTCAATATGGAGCCATTGGCCGGGGTCCTTCTTACCGCCCATCTTGTCATTGGCTTGTACCATTAGACTGTTGGCACCCCATCTCCGTCCTCATTGGCGATGGATGGGAATGGCAGAGCACCGGGTTGACGAGAGATAATAAGAAAGGTAATGAGGTCCCGACAGAGTGTTAGACCATTGATGGTCGCACGGAGTTGGACGATCTTGGCCCCGGCGTCAAGATTGGCGTGCTGTGCTACCCGGTTCTTACCCGATACCGAGGATTCCGCTGCATGTGCGTAGTCCATGAGGTAGTCACGGTGGTAGTCCGAGACTCGTGCCCCAAGGTCATTGTATTCGGCCACAAGTCGGGACGTGACTTCTACAAGCTCCGTTCGAAGCTCTGGGGTGGATAGTGTGTCGTATGTGGCAACGTTGCGCACTGTGCTCCTAATAAGAAATGGCCCCACCCCATTAGGGCAGGGCCATCCCCTCAATACAGGTGCTTCTGAGGACTCTTACATCTGCCCCGTGTCGACTGGGATTGCTGCGTCGTTGTCCTGCCCGTTGACATTGATGCTGTCGTAGCGCATTCGCATTTCGTCCAACTGTGCCTGCATGTCGGCCATGAGGGTGGCAACATCGTTGGACTTCTGCATGCTGCGCTGGAACCCATAGACGTGCTCGCAGTAGGGATCGAACACTGGCGGGATGATTTCGACCCCGGTGAGGGTTTTGATCGTCACGTCAGGGACCATTGCCGAAATGGCGTCGACACCTTGCTCGTACACGCCGTAGAACACGGAGAGTCGGAGCAGTTCTGCGGGGCGCATGGGCACCATGTGTTCGCCCTGGCTGTCCTCTGCCTTGTGAATCTTGTCCATCTGGGAACGTGGGTCCCCGAAGTACAAGGCAATGACGGCCCACGGAACGATTGCCTCGTCGCCAGCTTCACACCTGTAGGCGATTCGTGCGTACCGAAGAAAGTCGGTTCGACCATCCGGCAAGGTCAATCGCTTGTTGGTGTTATTCCTGACGAAGTAGTGCTGTCCAGTGTCAAGGATGGTTCCCCCTGACTGGCGGGGCAGAAGCACGGTTTCGGGCATGTTGGTCCTTTCAGACGATGTTCACGGGAACAAGAGCAGTCCCCGATGCGATGGTGACGGCTTCGAGGACGACGATGAACTTCCGTCCGAGGGTGGCAGTCGCACTGATCGTCAATGTTCCTGCCGTGGTGCTGCCCTGAATACCAAACTCATTGACTACCGTGTTGTTGGCGTCGAATAGGGCAAGGCATGGTCCGGCCACACACACGGCCACAGAGCTGCCAGGGGCATAGCCACCCGTTGGCGCATCCACAACGATGCCGACGAACCTGTTGTCAGGGGTCGTGCTTGTCGGCGTGATGAGGATGGGTCCCGTAGCAGGGGCAGTTAGGTCGATGGACTTAACCGCAGTGCCGTTCTGAATGTTGCCCGAAGCCGAGGGATTGTACTGGAAGTATTCGACAACCCGCCCATAGGTGGCGTTCTCGTTCTCTTCGGCGAGCGGGTCAACCAACTGGTCTACTGGCATAACTTATGCCCTTTCTATGAATCGTTGGGTGAATGTGGATTAGGCCGACAGTGCGGTGAACTTGCCCTGCCGCTGAATGTTGCCGAACACCAACTGACCGGCCCACAGCAGGAGAGCCGACATGGCGTCCTGGTTGACTGGCGTCTGGAAGTCCTGCAAGTGGAAGTCAGCCCGAGTGGCGGTGACGATCTGAATGTAGTCCTCATTCAGAAAGAACATGTTGCCCTCGGAGCCCGTGGTGGGAATGTGCGAGTCGACCAGCAACGGCATCCCATTGAACAACAGGTTCTCGAAACCGGCCTGAGCCAACTGCATGTCCTTACCGCCAGGCTGCACGGGGAACTGCTGTGGCGACAGGTTGAGCGACCAGTACCGATTGTAGTTGGCCTGGGTGCAGAAACCGATTGTCGGCGCACGGCCACCCTGCGTGCAGGAACCGAAGAGCGACTGCATGGCTGCCAAGGTGAGGGTCGTGGTGGAACTGTCGATCTGCGCATTCCACCAGGTGTTACCCGAGTGGTTGATCGCACCGTAGGACGATGCGATGGTGCCGTTGTCGATGGCGACCATGTTGCCGATGATGTCGGTGGAGGAGCTACCGTCCGACCAGAGGCCACTGCCGAGGTTGTCGGCCATCTCCATCTCAGCCTGCTTGAACTGAGTGGCGATGAAGTCGGCAATGGCGAGTGGTGAGTCGGCACGGAGGAGGGTGAGCCCGTCGACCGTGACCGGCACGTAATACTGCGCCCACGGGAATGCGGCATTCTGAATCGTGTCCGAGGGGGTCACGTTCAAGAGCTGGTAGCCCGAGTACGAACCACCTGCCGCCATGCGCTTGTACATGAGCGGCTGCTCGATCTGCGTGCCACCCTGTTGGGTGAACTTGTTGGCGTGGTACCAACGGTAGAACAGCACGTTGCTGTTGTAAACGTTGTCCACGATACGGGGGAGAATCAGTCGCCTTGACAGGGCGGTAACTGTGTTCGTGCCGATTGGGGTCACACTCACGTGACTACTGCTCCATTTCCATTTTGGTGGGTTCTTCAATGAAGGTCATTGAAGGATGGACATTTTGACGCTCACGAATACAGATTCGACACTTACGCCAACCTTCTGGTGTAATGTAAGTGTTCTCCTCATTATATTCGTGATTGTTGGGGCAGTGGGTTTTGCGAGAGTTCCGACCTCTCAGCTTGGATTCCCTATCCTTGGCGTTATCCTCATGGGTACCAAGAGTAAGGTGAGAAGGGTTAACACACGGAGGGTTGTCGCAAGTGTGAAGAACAACCAATCCTTCTGGAATGTCATTAACGAACATCATGTACGAGAACCGATGAGCCTGAATAGGCTTACCCTCATAGTAGAACTGTCCGTAACCACCCTTTGAAGATTCGAACTTTCCGGCCTGCCACTCCCAACAACCATCATCGACCAGAAACTTAGTTAGGAATCTACCCCTAGCTGTCTCTCGATTTCCGATGGCGGTTATAATCATCGTTTTAACGCTGCATCGATTCGGACAACTCTTGCGCTATGGCATTGATGAAGTCCTTGTCCGACGTGAATGTTGGTCGTGTCTCTTGCTTAGGGGCAGAACGTCCCGAACCGGAGAGTTCCCCGAGTCGGGCCTTGCGGTGTCGTGTCTTTGCTTTCTCCGATGGCGTACGAACGGTTGGGTCAGTGAGCTTGGCTCGAAGGTCCTCGTCCATCATGCCGCCGACTTCCATCGACCGGACAAGAGCATCGACCGGAGGGAGCTGGGCCATCATGCCACCGACGAACGGGCCAGCGGCCTTGCGGATGGCAACAATGTCATCCTCATTCAGGTTGGGGTGGGACTGTTTAAACTGGTCCAGTGCCGTTCCCATGTCCACTGCGGCCTGACGGTTGACGGTATCCCGCTGGGTCTGCTGCTGTTGGGCGAGGAACTGCTGCTGCCGTTGACCCTGTTCAAAGATTGCCTTTTGACCTGCAACGTGATTGTCCCACTGCCATTTTGCCTGTGGGTCATCCAGGTCCATCCACTCTGGGGGAGTGGGCTCTTCGAACGTTACCGGATCGGTCGCAACGGGGGCCGGGGGAACAGCGGGTGGTCCCCCAACGGGCGGGGTTGTGGCGGGTTTGGGGATTGCAGCTTGAACCCGTTGGGCTGCATCGGGGTTCTCACGGAGGAACTGGTCAAACTCGTACAGGCGCTGAATGTCAGCTTTGGGAACCTGCCGTCCATTGACCTCAAAGAAGTCAGGAGTAGCCGACGTTTGTGCTGTCGGGTCTGGCGTCGGAGGGTCGTCGGGAGGATCGTCAAGGTCTGGGTCATCATCATCTTCCTCACCCACTGGCGTCTGATCGACAACGGGCTTTTCGACCCGTGCGATACCAGCGTTGACGTTTCGCACACCGGTAGGAAGGCCAATGTCCAAACCGGGTAGGCTGATTTCCGCACCATCACCAAGAGAGGTAAGCCACTGTTGCAGCTCGGCGTCACCTAGATCGGCGTCGGCGTAAATCTCCTGGTTGTTCTCGGGCAAGGGGGGCATGTTATTGACCTGCTACGTCTGCTAGGACCCGACGTAGTTCGTCGGCGTTCTGTGCATCTCCCGACATACCGAGTCCGGGTGACATACCACCTGGGATCGGACCACCGGGTGCGGCTTGCGATTTCATCTGTTGGTTCGGTGCGCCACCACCTGCTGGCGCTTGTCCTGCTGGCGATGGTTGTGGACCTCCTGCCGGGGGAGGGGAACCAGTTCCTCCCCCAGCAGGCCCACCGGGGGCACCTGCCCCAGCACCACCCGATTGCGGAGCACCCTTCTTCTGCGTGTGCTCTGAAATGGCACCAATGAGAGCAAGGCCGAACTTCACATCCGCATCTGGTGACGCCATAGCCGAAGCTATGGATGCAGACGCATCTGAGAGCGCCTGCTGCCAGCTCGGAGGGGAGTCGTCCTTTGCCATTGGTTATTACGGCTTCTGGTCGGTGGGCGGCGACATGGTGCGCCGAGTCAGGCCCGAGTCGTCCCCGTAGGAACCGCTCTTGGTCTGGCCCTGCATCTGCACGTTGGTCTTGCCCGACTTGCCGCTGTAGTTGCTAGCGGTACGCTGGTCTGGCATTTGCTATGTCCTCTCTGGTTTATGGTGCTTGCGATGAAAGTGACTTAGGAGGCCGCTGGGGCCTGCGTAGGGTCCGCCGTGGTCGTGCTGGCCTCCACCGGTCCAGTGGCATCGGTGGGTGAGTCGGTCACGTCGGGCGTGGTGGCGGGCTCGTCGTCCTCTTTGTCGAGAGCTTCCAGTTCGTCCAGAAGGGCCAGACGTCGTTCTTCCACTGTCTGTGTGGGAGCACCATCGACCGGAACGTCGGGGACGCCGGCAATGGGGGAAACGGGACTGGCGCCAGAAGGTGTCTTGTTGGCAACCACATCGGCCTTTTCGACTGCGGCCACGTCGGTGGCGGCGTCGGCCTTGACAGTCTCACCTGCCGTGTCGATGATTCCCTCAACCTGGTTGAGAGCCACCTTGGCCTCACCACTGTCGCCCATGACACGGACCTCTTTGACCGTATGGCCCAGCTTGGTCAGCTCATTGGCTGCCGCCGCAATCACGGTGTCGAGCTTCTGCTCGGCTTTTTCGAATACGATGGTAAGAACACTGTTTGCCATTGGGTTACCTTTCGCTGGTTTCTGGTTGCTTCCCATCCCAACCTAACAAGGTGATCCCAGGGTCCTGTTAGGTTGGTATTGGAATCATCCGGTGGGAGATTCCTGCGGAGTTACTTCCGCTTGTGGCGACCGCCCTTGCGGCCCTTGTGTCGTGCCATGCTCCCACCTCCTTTTCGCTTACCTTGACGAGATGCCGGTTCTTTCCTACCGGTAACCGACGATCTTCCGTGAGCCCATGCCTCTGCAATGCCGGGGTGCTCTGCCCATAGGTAGCGGCGTTGCTTCTCCGACTTGAAGGGCAATCTACCTCCCGGTCCTGTTGTGAGTGCGCATCTTGCGCTGGTGTCCCCTCTTCTTGCCGCCCATGCCGTTGCCCTTGGTACGACCGGCAGTGAGGCGGTTGAACCCTGTGCGACCCTTTGTTCCGGCCATTTACTTCCTCCGTGGGGACTTGCGAACGGAACCACGCTTGCCACGTCGGTTACCGCTCTTGCCTGTTTTGTAGATGAGTGAAGAGAAGGGCATTTACCGCTTGCCATTTCTGTTGGGCTTGCGAGCGTTGTTCCGAGGATGCATCTTTCGAATCTGGCCCTCAAGCGATTGGATCTCAGAAACGTCCGCCTGGGGATTGGTCATGGTCGGCTTCGCCATCAGCAGTAGCCCTCTTCGGCATCCCGACCATAGCGTCGGTGAATGTCGTTGTGGATTCGCTTGGCATGGGCATCACCGAACTTGTCCTGGTCGCCGGTGCCGAAGGTGTCTGGAACCCGGTGCCCGTCCATGTTGGCGATCACGTCGGCCTCGTTGTCGGTCGCCGGTCCCATGTACTCAGCCATGTGCGGAGTGTGGCGTATCGTCGGGGCTCTGCGCCAGTCTCAGCCGATTTGCTTGTGACCTGGACTTTCGGATGCGTCTACGCTGGGCCTCGTCGGTCCCGCCCCAAACGCCGTGGTCGATCTTGTGCACTAGGGCATAGTCGAGACAGTCCATTTGTACTGGACAAAGGTTACATGTCTCTTTAGCTGGGCGAGTTAGAAGGTTGTGACCATTCGTCGGGAAGAAGTCGATGGTCGTTCCACGGCATGCACCTTTGTCCATCCACGACTCTGACGGTGGAACCATTGGCAGCGATCGTGGAATACCTTTACTACCAAGGGGCATTAGTGTGCGTGCCCGGTACCTGGGCCATGCGGTTGTCCGCCGCCCTTACCTGCTGCCGCACCTGCCGCCTGGGCTTGGGCGATTGCCATTTCCTGTTGCTGCATCCGGTCATTGATCTGCTGCCAATGGGGGAACGCATGTTGTTCGAGTACCGCCGGTCGGTCGATGGCCTTGAGTGCGAACAGAGCATCGGCTTCGGCAATACGGGACTGGCGAGAGGTTGGGTTATCCGCACCTGCCATGACCAATAGGGCGAACTTCATTGGCGCTACCTTGCCATGGATGCTGGGCGTGTAGAAGTGCTTTGACGCTAGAAGAAGGGCAGAGTTCTCGCCAGTCGGCCCAACGATGGCGAGTTGTCGAGGGACGTCGTAGTTTTGAACGACAAGGTGAGCAAGTAAACGATATGCCTCGGAGAGCGTTCGCTCAAGGTTGCGAACGGAAGAACGTACCCGCACAAAACCTGCCTCTTGAGCTTGTTGCTGGCTTTGAGCCGCTTGACGATCTTTCGTTGTCTGGCCCTTCTGGGGTCCCGAAAGCCCACTGATATTCTCCATTCGGCCGATCCAGAACTGGATAAGATTCGTTACCTCGCCCTGCATCTGTGGGGGCTCTAGCCACTTTGGCTGCGCACCTTGGCTCTGGGCCATCTTTTGGTCCATCGACAGACGTAGCCCTGGCCGGTTGACGATGGCAGTACGGTCTAGGCCAGAACCCTTCACGTCCATAAAGATGGGGTTACCGACTAGTTCGATGTTCCCTTGGAGCGATGCAAGTAGGCGGTTGATTGCGACTTGGCACGGTGCAAGGTGACTGACAATGGGTGT